ACACCCAGGAACAGCTCAAAGTTCGCATTGATGACAAGCTCAGTCGTCTTGTCAGGGGGAATGGCTCGTTTGGGGATGAGGACACTGTGCTGGACCTGCTAGGCTATCTGGTCCTGCTTCGCATCGCCCAGAAGAGGAAGGCGGGAAAAGAAACGATCACACCGGAGCTGATTGTAGGAAAAGAAACGTGATTGTTGCGGTCCGTCTGTCTTCCTGTTAATGTCCGTCCCATGAAAATACCCGCTTTGGTTCGGAATGTGATGACATCCCGCGAATCGTGGTTGCGGAAGTGGCTTGATCCTCGCAGGGATATTGATGCCGAGTGCGGCCATCCCGCCGATATCAGCATTGAGGATTATAAAAAGGCTTACACACGCGGGGACGTGGCTGCGCGAGTTGTGTCAGCTTATCCAGAGGAGACTTGGAGCACGGAGCCTGAAGTATTCGAGACGGAAGACATTTCCGAGACGGTATTTGAAAAAGCTTGGAAGGAACTCAATGCGCGTTTGAATGTTTTTGCCTATTTGGAACGGATTGATGTGCTTAGTGGCATCGGTCGATACGGGATTCTGCTTTTGGGACTGGATGACGGTGCCGCACTGAGCCAGGAGATCGGTCCAGCGTCCGGGGTTCAACGGAATCTTCTTTATTTGCGGCCATTGGACGAGAGTTTGGTGAACATTGAGTCACTCGACAACAACCTTACAAGTCCGAGGTTTGGGAGGCCATTGGAATACTCCATCGATTTTGTCGATTCTGAAAACACGGTTCTTGCTACTTCTGGAAATATCACAGCGCAAAAAGTCCACTGGTCCAGAGTCATTCATGTTGCCGATAACCGGGTCAACTCAGAGATTCTTGGAGCACCAAGAATGGAGCGGGTGATCAATCGATTGTTAGACTTGAAGAAGATTTCTGGTGGCTCAGGTGAGATGTTCTGGAAAGGTGGATTTCCAGGACTCTCCCTGGAGTCGCATCCGACGGGCGATGAAGCGGTCGAATTTGACGCGGACGCTACCAAGGAGCAGATGGAAGCCTACATGAACGGGCTCCAACGCTATCTTGCAACGGTTGGCATGACGGCTAGAAGTCTTTCAGTTCAGGTTGCCGATCCCCGTCCTCACATTGAGATGCAACTGAAGTTGATTGCGACTGCTATTGGCATTCCTTGGCGCATCTTGATCGGTTCTGAGGCTGCCCAGCTTGCGAGTGAGCAGGACATCCGTCTTTGGAACCAACGGCTCAACCGCCGCAGGCAGCAATATGTCACACCTTTCATCATCAAACCTTTTGTCGATCAGCTCATCTTGCTAGGTGTGCTGCCAGAGCCTCCAGGAGGCTATCAGGTGCATTGGACGGACTTGAACAGCCCAAGTGACCAGGATCAAGCCATTGTCGCTGAGAAGAAGACCAACGCACTTGCAAAGTATGCCCAAAGTGGGGCGGATGCTCTCATCCCTCCATTCCACTACTTGACACTGATTTTGGGTATGTCGGAGGAAGAGGCAAATGCCATTGTCAATGAGGCTGGGGACCGTGTGGGTGAACTTGGTCCTCCTGATCCGACTCCTTTAGCCATTCCTGCAAAAGTAGGAGGTTGATCATGCCTTGCTGCCTGCAAGCAACCCATCCTCGGTTGGTTCTCAATGCACGAAGGAACCCGCTGAGGATGGACCCTACCCGCACAGGAGGCATCCAAAGACGATTCATGGCAGCGATGAGACGCAGGTTTAAGAGACTGCGTGCCCATCTGAAGGAATTCTTGGTGGAGTTGGATGCTTTGGGTTTGAAAGAAGTATCCCATCATACCACGCGGATGACCATCAATGTCCAGCCACGCGAGTTTGAGTTCCTTACAGACCAGAATAAGGTCAAGGCTTTCAGTGAGTGGTTCAAGCAGCAGGTGGATGCAGATGTGCTTTCTGTCGATCCTGGCACACCTACTGATCAACCGTGGACTGCTGAATTTGTCGAATCTGCTTACAAGAAAGGCCAAGTGAACGCCTTCCTGTCCACCAAAGACGCACAGACAGCGGATGAGCTAGGTCTAGGTGATGTCTCCCAGGAATCCTTCATCAGAAGTTCCTTTGGATCAGCGGAGACAGTGGCGAAGGTTCAGTTGCTTGCTACACGATCTTTTGAATCTTTGAAGGGAGTGACGGCCACGATGGGCACGGAGATGAACCGGATTTTAGCTCAAGGAATGGCAGATGGGCGGGGTGTTAGAGAACTTGCCGACGAAATGGTTGATCGGATTGACAATCTCACAGAGAGGCGGGCTCTGCTGATCACTCGCACGGAAATCATCAATGCTCATGCAAATGGACAACTGGACGCTTTCCAGAAGCTGGGGATCGATCAACTGGGTATCAAAGCAGAATTTTCGACTGCGGGAGATGATCGAGTGTGTCCTATTTGCCAGGCGTTAGAGGGTCAGACTTACACCGTAGAGGAAGCAAGAGGGATTATTCCCGTTCACCCAGCATGCCGTTGCACGTTTATTCCATTGGAGACTTCTACTGCCAAAACCAGATAATAGGTTATGGTGATCCCGAAAACCTATGGTCGGATGGGGAACTTCCTTTTCCAAGCGGCTGCCGCTTTGGCCTACGCATGGGATCACGATTTAGAGGTGACGATGCCAGCCAGGCCCTATCCTCCCAAACATTATCCGGTCTATCTTCCTCACCTTGTCAATCCGGCATACGTTCCTTCCCTGCCGACGGTGACGATTGAGGAGAAAGGATTTCCTCATCAAGTCCTTCCGTTCGAGGAATCCTGGAGAGACAAGAACATTGTCCTAGATGGATACTGGCAGAGTGAGAAATACTTCAAGCGTTACCGAGATGATATTCTCAACCACTTTGATTTTGGAAGGGATTCCTTACCTGGAACGGTGTCCGTCCATGTTCGTCGGGGTGATTATCTTAGACTCCGGCAAAAGCACCCTCCCGTCACAGCAGAGTGGATGATGGAGCAGATGAGCAAGTTCCCAGGAGCATGGTTCCACTTCTTCTCCGATGACATTGCTTGGTGTAAGTCTGTCTTTGGTCGGCGAAGGGATTGCGTTTTCTCGGAGGGCAAGAAAGAGGTGGATGACCTGATCAAGATGAGTTGGTGTTCTTCCCATATTTGCAGTGCCAGCACATTCAGTTGGTGGGGGGCTTGGTTGAATCAGAATCCAAAAAAGAGAATTATCATGCCCAAGCGATGGTTTGTCGAGGGCTGGGGAGGGGTGGATGTTTCTCAAATAGTCCCGCTGGAGTGGGAAAGGGCATGAACGATCCTGCTGACAAATATGTTGAGGCAGGGCAGGCGCTCCTTCAACTCGGACGTTGGATTCAAAGAAGCTACCCCCATCCCAATGTCCAAGGCAGCCAATTTAAGGAAGATGCCATTCTCGCTGAATTATTGCCTGGGGACAAAGGTATTTACGTGGATGTGGGCGCCTCCCATCCAAAGGAGTGTTCCAACACATGGCCATTTTACCAGCGGGGCTGGAGAGGGCTTTTGATTGAGCCTTTGCCCGATTGCTGGGGTCAAATACTGATGGAACGCAGGGAGGACCGCCTGTGCCCAATGGCAGCGAGTAATGGGAATGGTGTTGCTACGTTGCATCTCTGTCGGAGTCTCAGCTCGCTTCGACCCGATTGGAATAAAGATGTCACCGAAACAATCCCCTGTCACATCGCCCCATTGAGAGATATTCTAGCTCTCCACAAAGATTTCGATTGGACCAGAACAGGACTGTGTTCGATTGACGTGGAGGGGCATGAAAAAGAGGTGCTTGAGGGAATCGATTGGAGCACCTTCAGACCGGCGGTCATTATCATTGAATATTGCGACTATCGCACTGGCGAAGGGGTGGATGTCTCAGATTCGTGGCGACAAGATTTGAGCAAGCATGGCTATCACGTGCATTACAAGAATCAATTGAATCAGATTTGGACACGAATCCGAAGATAATGGTTACAGCAAACACTTCTCGAATGAACTGAATCAAATATGGGTTCTGCCATAAAAATCACTGCTTTCTGCCCGACATTGAATCGACCAGAGTTGCTTGGTAGGTTGATCAAGTGTTTCGAGAATCAAACGTATGAGAATCGTGAACTCATAATTTTGGATGATGGGAATCAATATGAGAATCACAGCGGGGACAAGTGGCATGTCGTGTCTGTTCCCAGGAGATTTCGTTCACTGGGAGAAAAGAACAATGTGGCCATCGCTCTCGCGTCTCCTGACAGCGATGCAATCATCAAAGCGGATGATGATGATATTTACATGCCATGGTGGTTTGAGTCCATGGCTGAGGCGCTATCGCGGGGAATGTGGGTCCAGCCAAGACTTGCGATTGACTTTGTAAACGGTGAATGGGTTCAGATTGAAACTTACAGCCGGAGAGCCAAGGATCATTTTGCCTACCACGGTTGCTGGGGTTATCGCCGCGGTCTGATCGAGGACACGGGTGGTTATCATCCAGAGTATGCCGGGGATGATCAGGAATTTCAAAGACGGCTGCACAAAGCGGGAATTAAGTCTTTCGGCTTGGATGTAAAATATCCTCCTTTTTACTGGTATAACCGCCCACTGCCTGGACGCATCAGTGAGCGCGGGGGCACACGTGAGGCTTACTTTGCGACCGGTGCGGAAGGGATTCCTTTTGTCGGCAAAGTCCCTGAGTGGACGGGTGAGCGGGTTTGGGAAAGATCAATCCCACCCAAGATAATTCAAC